ATCCCGAAGGTCCGCCGCGCGCGGATGTGATTCATGGCGCTACCAGCACCGGGCGCCCTCGGTTATTACAGGCCCGTTAGGGTCTGGTCTGGCTGGCTCAGGGTTTATGGCGCCACCACTCCCACGCATACAGCGCGGCGATGACGCAGATGAGTAGGAGGGTTTGGGGTAGGGTTAGCATGGGGTTCCGCGGGCCTTGGCGAGGGCGGCACGGGCCTTGTCGACGTTCTTCGATCCGCCCGGCTCAACATCTGCGTAATTTGCAGTCAGAGCCTCCAGGGCCTCCAGCAGATCAGGCGCGGCGGCTATCAGGCGGGCATTGGCCCTATGCACCGCTAGCGGTCTGTCTGAACCATGGTCTTGTATGTTTGCAATGCCTAGCATTGTGTCTGGCAAGTGTCGGCGCGGGTCGGGCATGATGGCGTCGCCGATCAGCTCCCAAGGCCCAGGTGTATGATCGCTCATATCGGCTCGGTCCCCTCTAGCATCGCTTCGCGCTTGTCGCGACGAATTATGTCTGTGCAGGCGGCACAATCATGAACGCACGCATCCGGCATTCCGCTAGGGAAGGTGTAGCAGCAGTCGGCGCAAACCCAGCTGCACTCTCCTCGCGCCGCCTGCATAGTCCAGTCGCGCGTAGCTTTGTCGAGTTGTTCGATATAGCTGGGTAGCTCTGCCTCATTCATCGCCGTTATGGTTACTAGCATTTGTCCGCTCATCTCATCCTCCTATGTGCTTATGGGTGAAAGTGGGGCGGTTCGGCGGCGCGCTCTTTGGCATCAGCGATGGCTTCTGCTCTCGCTTGGTCTTCTGCGTCAACACCAAGGAACGACGCCCCTTCTTCGGGGCACTCTTCAAACCATGCGTACAGCCCAGACCCGCTATGGCCAGCGCCGTCGCTTACCTGCAGCACGATTGTTTCGTAGCACTCTGGGTCGCCGCTGGACTCGCTCATATCGAGCAGCGCCTTGATCTGGTAATGGGTCAGCTTGATTTTCATCTCTCTCTCCATTCTGTTAATCCCCGCTGCAGCCTGTAGCCAAGATGCGGGGCGGGGTTAAGTGTTGGCGGCGTCGAATTCGCTGCCAAGGATCTCGGTCATCGTCTCGCTAGGCTTTGCAGACGTTGAGATGTAAACCACGCCATCCTTGATGACCTGCTTGTAGCCAGCGAAGAACAGCTTTCCGCCACCCAATCCCATCGCAGCCAGGAACGGCTCAAGCTCTGCTTTGTCTTTCGGGGAGTCTGCCTTGTAGCGCTCGGCCAGCTGATCCAGCTCGACCTTCAGTGCCTTGCGCTCTTCACCCTTGATTCCTGCTGGCAGAGAGTTTCGAGGCCGTTGGACGTGCCCGCATTTCGGGTCTGGTTTTGTCCAGAGCGGCTGCGGTGCCTGTGGCGCGAAGGCAAGACCGAAGAAGCGGCGCCCGGAGTGGATGTCTGTCGAGAACAGTGGCTTCGCGTTCGGGAACATCGCCGCGAACTCTTCTCCCTTCTTCGTCAGCACATCCACTTGCTGCAGATACTGATTCCATGCGGCCAGAACGGTCGGGTCGTTCGTTTTGTAGTAAGCCATCCTGCTTTCCTCGTCGTTAAATCAATCAAGCCGCCAACTGCGCCTCATCCAGTCGCTGAGCGGCGTATCGGCGTTCGGTTGTCTTCCCGCTGGCCACTCTTGCGAATGGGCTGAAATCGACTCAGGCATTACTTGATGCCGCGCTTTGCGTAGAAGTAATCGGTAGAGGTGATGACCGCACCGCCAAGTCTGCACCTTAGAACTGGAAGGTTCGAATGCCCCGGGTAGTGCGCGAGCTCGCATCCGATCTCGTCAGGATCTGCATCGGTCATACATTCGTGCGTAGGCCACTTTTCAAAGTTGGCAACCGCCCAGGCGGCCATCTCCTTGCGACGTTTGTTCATCACTCGTCACCGAAAAGCATGTCGCTCTTGATCGCGCACAGCTGCTCAAGGGTGCTTTCGTCGCCCATCTTTGCGGCTGCTGCCTGCATCATGTTCAGTGCTTCAAGAATGCGAATTCCCTTCGCTGCGGCCGCTTCAACAACGTCTTGGCGGGTGATTTTGCGGTTCATCGTGCATCTCCTTGGTTTTCCGATTGAGCCCGCGTACAGGCTCAACCGTGAAAGCGGCTGGCGTCATCAGGCGCGAATTGGTGTTCAGTGGATTCCTCCTGATGCGCCCCGCTTGAGGCGCACCGAGGAATCGTCTGTCTTGCTGGCCTCCGTTACTTGCCACGGTGGGCTTGGCTGAACTGTCAAGGAATCCTTGACAGTTCGTTCTCCGTTGCGCGCTATGCCGAGTCGTCTCAGGCCCTGGTCAGCTACTGGCGTCTTCCAGGGCGGCGGTTGCGCAACTTCGCGTGGCTGCATGTGGAGCCACGGCCAGTTCCAGAGCTGGCATGGGGCGGGGAATTTGTAGAGCGCGCTGTATGCCGAAGCAGACCCCGCCGCGCTGATCTCAATTTGTTAAAGAGTTTCCGGGGATTCACCCGAGGCCCCGTGAGGCCCTGAAGCGTGTCTCGCTTCGATGGGTGAACGATACGATAGCGTATGGGTTCCGTCAATACGTTTTTGCATGAATTTTATTCCGGGCATGAAAAAGCCCGCTCAGTGGCGGGCTCTTCGTATTACGTTTGAATGGTCAGAACATGGATTTCGGTAACTTCGCATCAATCACGCGGCCGATCAGGACGATGCTGTCACTCATCCGAATAGTGCCAAAGCTTGGGTTCAACGGCTCCAGGTACTCAACTCCTGCATCCCTGACGTAGCGCTTGAATGTCGTCTCGCCAGTGTCCAGCATCTTGGCGATATAGAACTTGCCACTGACAACATCGAAGCCTTCAGGCTGAACCAAGATCCTCATCTTCGGCATAAAGCTCGGGCCTTCGCTAGGCGAAACCATTGAAAGGCCTTTGACCTCCAGCCAATAACCATATCGCCCGGCGTTCTCGTTCGATTCAATGAACTCCTCGGCCTGTCCAGGCTGGAAGTTATCGCACGACTCTGCAAGCGCTCCCGCTGCTACCCAACTAATCAAGGGATACTGCCTCTCTTCCCGGTGTGGCTGGTCGGTTGCGCCGACGTTGGCACTACCGCTTCCAAATAATAGCCACTCCGGTGATACGCCCAGCGGGCGCGCCAGCTTACTGACGGTGGATTTCCGTGGGCTATCGCTTTCCCCGGATAGTATCCGATTAATGGTCGGCTGCGGGACCGTTGATCGCCTCGAAAGTTCACCTTCCGACCATCCCTTGACCTTCATCAACTCGCCCAGTCTGGCCGCAATAGTCATGTCTTCCTCGATACCTTTTTGTATATCGAGATTGTATTGCTTGCCGTCATGCGAAAGCGTATCATCGCTCATACATAACCTGATTGGTGCTATGAGAATGACCATCCAAGAAATGCTGCGCGACCTGGAGGCCTTCGGTTTCTCGCAGCGCGAAATCGCAGAGAAGTGCGGGACCAGCCAGCCGAACATCAGCCGTGCCATCAACGGTACCGCTGTTCGCTACGAACTCGGGAAGTGCATCGAGGAGATGCACAAGAAGGCTCGCCGCTCCGCTATGCGGAAGGCTGCAGCTTAATCCTTGGTTCTTGTGCGTTTGCATTGAGACATCCCTGTCAGTGGTTTCCATGAATCCAGTATTGCCCGACCAACGGTAGGGCGCCACGGAAAGAGACAAGAGGTTTTACGAGATGGAAGATTTTTTGAGAGCTGCCCAATCCGCGGTGCTGGACCACGAAGCAAAGAGCCTGGCGGCAAAGATGGGCGTTCCGCATGTGAGCCTGCTACAGCGCGCCAACCCGGACAACGATGCCCATCACCTGACCATTGAGCACCTGTTCGGAATCCTGCTCCACACAGGCGATATGCGCCCCTTGGAAGCGCTGGCTGATTCGTTCGGCTTCGAGCTGGTAGCTAAGGAGCCGGCCAAGGCCCGCGACCTGTCAGCCGCAATGCTCCACGTAACCAAGGAATTCGCAGACGTTGCTCGCTCCGTGAGCGATGCGATGGATGACGGCCGTATCTCCCAGCACGAGCGTGCACAGATCAGCCGCGAGATCAACGAAGCGCGCCACAGCCTCGACGTGATGGCGGCTTCGGTAAAGGTCGCCTGACAGACAGGCAATAAAAAACCCGGGATGACGGCCCGGGTTCTTCAACAGCAACAACACGAGAAGGAATGTAGCACATGAATTACGGATTTATCTACTGCCTCGGAAACCCAGCGATGCCGGGCATCTTCAAGATCGGCATGACCGAGCGCGCACCGGCTCAGCGCTGCCTTGAGCTGTCCGGCTCGACCAGCGCGCCCTTTCCGTTCGACATCCTTTGCTTCGGCCAGGTTGAAGAGCCGCGGAGCACTGAGGCTGAAATTCACGCTGCGTTTGCAGCCGTTCGGGTTAACGAGTGCCGAGAGTTTTTCAGGGGGCCGTACTCCGACATCCGCGATGTGATCAAGAGCTACAGCGAAGGGTTTGCGGAGACGAACTATGGCGGTGAAGCGCTTCAGCGCGAAGACCTGATGTCGGCCTTCCTCCTCCACGAGGACATCGAACAGAAGGCTATGGCTCTTATCGAGGCTGCTCGCTTTGAGGGTATTACCTTCTACCGCGACGGGAACGAGCTGCGCATGACCGGCCTGCTGCTTCCTTCCTCATGGATATCTGGCGCAGTGCACATGCTTCGTCGCCAGCTGGTGGGCCTCGTCCCCGAGAAAAAGCAGAGTCATCTGGCGGTCGTCGCTGCAAAGGTTTCTGCAGAGGAGATCGACTGGTGAGCACAATCATTATGACCCAGTGCTGGCCGCTGCAGGGCATGTCTGCCGCGCAGAAGGCCGTCTTGATCTCCCTGGCTGACAACGCGAACGACGAGGGTGTGTGCTGGCCTGCCATCAGCACTATCGTCAAGCGTACCTGCCTGTCTGAGCGCGCTGTGCGCAACGCTATTCGCTGGCTGGAAGACACAAAGGTCATCGCCAGCCATCAGCGTCATGGCCGCTCCACTTGGTACACAGTCACCCCAGCATCTTATGCCCCCGGCACATCGTGCCCCCCGGCACCAGATGCCCCCAGAACCGTAAAGGAACCATCAGTTGAACCGCAAGAAGGTGCTAGCGCACCTGTCGCCAAGTCGCCGCGGAAGGTTTCGGTTCCAGTGCAAGCGATTGTCGACCTGTTCAACGAGACGCTGCCCGAGCTGCCAACCGTCGTCCTGATCAACAAGGGCCGTCAGGCCACCGTGAAGGCCCGTTGGAACGACAGCGAGGTTCATCAGGATCTGGACTTTTGGCGCGATTTCTTCGAGTCGGTACGCAGCAGCGATTTCCTGATGGGCAAGACCCAAGGCCGTGACGGCAAGCCTTTCCGCTGCAGCTTCGACTGGCTGCTGTGCCCTTCCAACTTCGTCAAGGTCGTAGAGGGTAACTACCATGCATGATCCCTACAGCCTCGAAGCCGAGCAGGGCGTCCTGGGCGCGATGATGATTCGCCCCGAACTGATCGACACCCTGAGCGATGGCCTGGCCCCGGGCGACTTCTACTTCGCCGATAACGAAGAAGTGTTCCGCGCAATCCTTGAGATGCACGGCAAGGGGCAGGGCGTCGACTACATGACTGTCGCCGAGCACATTGGCACCCTACAGAGCGGCGATTTCGCCCTGGGTTACACGGCCACCCTGCACAAGAACACCCCGAGCGTCGCCAACGCTTCTACTTATGCCCGTATCGTCGCAGACCGCGCCACTGAGCGTGCCCTGATGACCTGCGGCGAGCGCATCCATGAGATCGCCTGCAGCGACCAGGATGTGGCCGACAAGGTTGCTGCCGCTCAAGCCGAGGCGATGGCGATTCAGACTGGCGTCGGTGATGACGAAGTGGTCATGGCTGCCGACATCCTCAACGAACAAGTTGAGGTCTGGCAGGAGCGCCAGGATCGTCATACCCGCGGCGAGACACTGATCGGCCTGTCTACCGGCCTGAGTGATCTGGATGAGATCACTGGAGGCCTGCAGCCCGAGCAGCTGATCATTGTTGCCGGGCGTCCTGCGATGGGCAAAACAACCCTCGCGATGGGTTTTGCCGCTGATGCAGCGATCCGGCAAGGCAAGTCGGTTCTCGTCTTCAGTCTGGAGATGAGCAAGGGCCAGTTGATTGACCGCATGACTGCAGCAGAGGGCAAGGTCCCGCTGAAGCTGATCAAGAACGGCACAGCGGCGTTCGACTACGGCTCGCAGATGATTGCAGCCGGCGCGCTGATCAAGCGTGCTCGCCTGGCCATTGCCGACCGCGCCGGACTGACCATGAACCGCATTCGGGCAATCGCTCGCAAGCACAAGATGCGCCGCGGCCTTGACCTGATCGTCATCGACTACCTGCAGCTTCTGGACGGCAACGGCGGTAGCGGTAACCGCACCGAGGAAGTGAGCGCCATGAGCCGCGGCGCCAAGTTGCTAGCTCGCGAGCTGAAGATCCCGGTTGTGATGCTCTCCCAGCTCTCCCGCAAATGCGAAGAGCGCCCGAACAAGCGCCCGATTCCGGCTGACCTGCGCGAGTCCGGTGCCATTGAGCAGGACGCTGACGTGATCCTCTTCGTCTACCGCGACGAGGTTTACAACGAGAACAGCGAATACAAGGGCGTCGCCGAAATCATCATCGGCAAGGGCCGTGACATTGAAACCGGAACCGTTCGCGCGTCCTTCCGTGGCGAGATCAACCGCTTCGACAACCTGGCCGCCGGCTGGCAAGAGCCAGAAGACCGTCCGGCCAAGCCATCAAAAGTCGCCTCCCTGGCCGGTCGCTACGGGAGCCGCACATGAAGCACATCAACGAACTTCTCGAAGCAAGGCTCGAGCAAATGGAGCCCCAGCAAGAGTCGGCGATGAACCGCATGCGTGTTCGTCAGCTACTAGCCAAGGTCCGCGCCAAGCGTGCCGAGCGCCGGAGGGCTGCAGCATGACCGACTACATGGAGATGGCCGAAGCCTTCCACCAGGCCCGCACAGCTCCCGATGTAACAGACCGCGCCTCTGGCCTAGAGGAAGCGGATCGCATCGGTGGCGTGGCGATGGTGCTGTCGCGCATGACTGGCGAAAGCCGGCCGGACTGCCTGGATTGCGGCGAGGGCATCGACCCGCGCCGGCTACATGCCGTCAAGAACGCCGTGCGCTGCATTTCCTGCCAGGACGACCACGACAAGCGGGAGGCGCGCCGTCATGGCTGAGAAGATCCGCGTCTCGCATATCGGCGAGCTCTCACAAGTCAACGCCGCGATCCGTGCAAAGGGCTTCCCTTGCACGGTGACCATTACCGGCGCCAGTCGATCGCTTCCGCAGAACGCGCTGTTTCATAAGTGGTGCGAGGAGATTGCCCGGTTTTTCGTGAGCATGGGCAAGACGACCTTCGCCACCGGTGCCGCCATGGACCGGGACAACGTGAAGCGCAACCTGAAGCAGACCTTCCTTGGCGAGCAGCTGGTCCAGGACATCAACCTGAAGACCGGCGAGATCACCGACCGCTACGAGCTCAAGCACACCAGCGAGCTCGACAAGGGTGAGATGCACGCCTTCATGACCTGCATCGACGCCTGGGCTACCGAGCACGGCATCTACCTGCCGCACCCGGAGGATTCCGAATACATGCGGATGAAGATCGAGTTCGGGGAGGCCGCATGAAAGGTAAGACGCCAACCAAGGCTCAGAGCGACTACCACAACCAGATTGCCCAGCTCGGCTGTATCGCGTGCAAGAAGGACGGTCGGTTCAACCCAGTCGTGAGCATCCACCACTGCGACGGTCGCACCAAGCCCGACGCGCACTGGCAGGTTTTGCCTTTGTGCGCCGGCCACCATCAGCACGGCACCGGCGCGCCCGGCCTTACCGGCATCCACCCCTACAAGGCCCGCTTCGAACTGGCCTATGGGAAGCAGGAAACACTAATCCGCGACTGCGCCCTGCAGTTGCTTGATATGGGCCTGACGCTTCCTGCGCGGGTCATGGAATTGATCGGACTGGAGCAGGCCGCATGAGCAAGACCTCCCAACGCAAGCGCGCCCTGTACGACCAAGGCTATGAGCACGGCCGCACGAACCATCACTTCTACTGGAAGCGTCACCCGTTCATTGACGAGTACGGCCGCGGCTACAGCGCTGGCCAGCAGGATCGATGGAGCGCTGCCAAGAAGATTCACGACACCAGCGGCGCGCTGTTTGGTCCTGCGCTGTTTGCCGGTGTTCTGGTTGCGGGCGCGGTCCTCATCGCAGCAGTGAGCGCTGCCACATGACCGACTCCCCACTCGGCCGCGCCTGCCCTGACTGCGGCGAGCCCATGAGCAATATGCCAAGCCTGAGCGCCCGCCAATGCGCCACCGGATGCAAAGAGACATTCGCGTGGAACCTGGCGCCCGGCCAGATACCCCTGATCGCAAACAACAGAGCAACGAGGAAGCCGCAATGAGTGACGCAATCAACCCAACCCATTACACCCGCGGCGGCGTTGAGTGCATCGACGCCATCGAGTCGGCCACCGTCGATAAGCGCGGAATCGAGGCAGCTTGCACCGCCAACATCATCAAGTACCTGTGGCGTTACGAGGCGAAGAACGGCATCGAGGACGTAAAGAAGGCCCGCTGGTATCTGGAGCGCCTGCTCGCGCACCTGGGCAATGTGCAAGAAGCGCAATTTGGCCAGCAGAACACCCTCGACTGCCGCACGGATGAGCAGAAGGGCTTCAACGACCCGCGCACCGTAGTAGGCGTGGACGTGTCGTTCCCCACCGAGAAGCACATGAACTTCGCGCCGGAGTGCGAGCACAACTTCGAGGACCACGGCTCCTATCGGTTCGGTTCACGTGGCCAGCAGCTGACCATCCTGAACTGCGGCAAGTGTGGTGCTGAGCAAGTCGAGGCCGAAGATGAATGAGCGCGTCGGAGATGAATGGCTCGCTAAATCTGGCCTGCTTGACGATGACGGAGCGGCAGCTGATCGAAGCGGACAAAACGGCCTGCCTGATCAGGTGGAAGGTGCGCGACCTCAAGGGGCCGGAGAGGCAGAGACATGGCAACGTACTGCTGGCAGCTGTTCCGGAGAGTGCGCGACCTGCCGTTGTGGCGGCTCTGAAGGCGAGGGGGAGTAAATGACCGCAGCCAGACGCATGCAAGCCCTGGGGCGCCTCCCGGTCGGCCAGCTCAACAAGACCGAGGAGGCATACCGCCAACACCTAGAGGCCCGCAAGTTCGCCGGCGAGATCGCTTGGTATCGCTTCGAGGGAATCAAGCTGCGCCTGGCTGACAAGACGTTCTACACGCCCGACTTCGCCGTGATGCTCGCCGATGGCTCGATGGAGCTGCACGAGGTCAAGGGCTACTGGCAGGACGACGCTCGAGCAAAGACCAAGATCGCCGCCGACCAGTACCCGTTCCGCATCATCGCCGTAACCGCCAAGACCAAAAAGGCGGGCGGCGGCTGGGCAATTGAGGAGTTTTGAATGACCAACACTGCTGGGGTGAGGTTGCAGGCTGGAGAGCGGTACTCAACGAAATATCCAGGCTACATCCGGCGCGCTGATGGCTCGCTGAGAAAGCCGTTCGAGCGACGTGATAAGCAGGACAGGCAGCGCTGCGCCAACCGCTACTACGACGAGATGCCATGCTCCGTCTGCTCGGCTGAGCACCTAGTGGACCGGAACAACAAGAAAACGCAGTCGCGATTTTTCTGCTCGGCGAAGTGCAGGGCTTTGGCGTTTGCCGCTCCAGATGGATCGAAGAAGAACAAGCGTGGGCGCACAGCAGACAGCCACATTCTTGTGAAGTGCGGGAATCATCCGGCAGCCAAAAAGGGCTTTGTTCCCGAACATCGGCTTGTAATGGAGTCGATGCTGGGCCGGTACCTGTCGCCGGAAGAGCGCGTTCACCACATCAACTGCATCAAGAGCGATAACCGGCCAGAGAACCTTGTTCTATGCAAGGACGACCGTGAGCACTTCCTGGCGCACGGATCCCTGAATAAATGCGTCGAGGCCCTAATAGAGGCCGGAGTCCTGCTGTTCGATCGGGAAGAAATGCAATACAGGGTCAACGCCGAGAGCCTTAAAGGCCAAGCGGTGGCCGACGCCATTTTGATCGCCCGGTTTGGGCAGAAGGGGGAGTAAGCGAATGCTCGCATGTCCGAAGTGCCTGAACACAGGCAGCAGACTTCACTCATACCGCGGCA